ACTGTCCATTTCCCACATTTGAAAAGGATGAATGATGAGTAGATCATTTTCTAGCGAAGAAACCCAAAAATTAAAAGAACTGATTACTGAAGGTATTCAGGTATTGACAGAAGTTGACACCTTGAAATTGGGCCTTAAAGATACCGTCAAGGCTATTAGTGAGCAGTATGACATTAAACCTGCCACGATTAACCAGGCAATCCGTACCGCATACAAAGCTGATCTAAGCGACAAGCGTGAAGATCTAGATGACGTGGAGGCGATCCTTGTCGCAGTCGGAAGAGATCTTTGACAAATTCGGTTGCCAACTGTCAGTTGGCGACTGGGTAATTTACATACGTCATCCTCGCAAAAGTACGGCGACTCTTGAGTATGGGCAGATTAGTCGTATAAATAGGCTTGTTTACACCCGTATGGTTCTTCTTGAAATTATCAAGGAGAATGGTGCCGATGGCGGCGCTACTGTTGATCCCCGTCACTGTATCCTGTTTAGCCAAGAAGAACGATGCATGCGAAAGATGGAGTCAGGATTGTGAAAACATCACTAGAGGTTGCTTATGATCGCTTGGGTCAGGAGATGCGAGTTGGTAGCTTTATTGTTGCCCCCTATACCCGCGCTCGGACTGTGGTAGCACAAGTGGTAAATATTACGAAATGCTTGGTTGAGTTTGAAGATATCAATAGAAACAGGAGTAAATCCATTGGTGGACGTCCTGTTTATAAGAAAAGACATGACGAAGTTGTTTGCATTGACGGCCTAGGCGACGCTGTGGTCATGGCAAAGTTAAAACAAAATCTATAATTAGGAGAAATACCATATACGTAGACGCTTTTCACGATCGCAATCGTGACACTATTTTTGTAGTCGAGCGTAATGATGCAGGCAAGCGTGTTCACACACAATATCCTGCTCGTTATGTATTTTACTATCCAGACCCCAAAGGCAAGTTTACCAGTATATATGGTAAGCCTCTTGGTCGCTTTAGCACTTCGAGTGGCAAGGCATTCCAAAAGGAAAAGAAGGTGTTCGCCGGTAAACGCCTGTTTGAGAGCGACATGAATGTGGTGTTTAGATGCATATCTGATCACTACCTTGAGGCACCTGTTCCCAAGCTCAACATTGGGTTTTTCGACATTGAGGTTGAGTTCAACAAAGACCTAGGCTTCGCGCCACCCCATGATCCATTCAATATGATTACCGCTGTTGGCGTGCATCTCAAATGGATTAACAAGACAGTCTGCCTTGTCATCAAGCCCAAGGGCATGACACAAGCTGATGCTGAACAAATTGTCGGTAGCTTTGATGACGTTATCCTTATGGATTCTGAAGAAGAATTGTTACATACATTTTTGGAGTTGATAGATGATGCTGACATTCTCAGCGGCTGGAACAGTGCAGGATTCGACATTCCCTATATTACCAACCGTATTTCCAGAGTGTTGGGAAGAGACTATACTCGCAAGCTATGCATGTGGGATCAGTTTCCCAAGAAGCGTACATACGAAGAACATGGCAAGTCAAATGATACCTATGATCTTATCGGTCGGGTGCATTTGGACTACATGCAATTGTATCGCAAGTACACCTATCATGAAATGCACAGCTACAGCCTTAATGCTATTTCAGAGCATGAGCTGGGTGATAAGAAGATAGACTATCAGGGAACGTTGGACCAACTATACAACAACGACTTCAAGAAGTTTATTGCTTATAACATTCAAGATACTGACCTACTACGCGCATTGGATGACAAACTACAGTTTATTGACTTGAGCAATGTGCTTGCGCATGCCAATGGGGTGCTTCTCCCCAATACGATGGGCGCTGTGGCACAAACAGACCAAGCTATTGTTAACGAGGCACACAGTCGTGGGCTAATTGTCCCCGACAAAATCCGTGGCCTGGAACATACCCAAGCCGCTGGCGCATATGTGGCTAATCCCGTCAAGGGATTGCACGACTGGATTGGTAGCATTGACTTGAAAAGCCTGTATCCATCCATATTAAGAGCATGCAACATGAGTACTGAATGTATTATTGGGCAAGTTAGGCACAGTATTACTGGTCCCGAGATTGAAGATGCCAAGGCCAAGTGGAAAGAGAACCCAATTGCACGTTACTGGGATGGTAAATTTGCCTGCCATGAATATGAACTGGTCATGGACCAGAATCGTGACATACCTCTTACCTTGGATTTCGAGGACGGTAATAGTCATGATGCTAGCGGCGCTGAGATTTATGACTTGGTATTCAATAATGGTAAACCCTGGTGCATTACTAGTAACGGCACAATCTTTACGTTTGAGAAGCAGGGAGTGATTCCAGGACTTTTGGCGCGTTGGTATGCTGAACGTAAAGAAATGCAGGCCAAGGCAGATGAGTTCGATGGGGTGGTAGGCAAGGAAGCTGAGTTTGCATATTGGGATAAGCGCCAGCTGGTAAAGAAAATTAACCTCAACAGCCTTTATGGCGCGTTGCTAAACCCTGGTAGTCGGTTCTTTGATCAGCGGCTTGGGCAAAGTACAACACTAACTGGCCGATCAGTCACGCGGCACCTGGCATCGTCTTGTAATGAATCTATAACAGGCAAGTATGATCATACTGGTAAGGCTATTATTTATGGTGACACTGACAGTCTGACAGGCGATGCTGTGATTCAAACGTCACGTGGGGGAATGTCTATAGCTGAACTACATGAGCAATGTAATAGAAAAATACTAGACACAGACACAAATAAAGAATATGCATACGACGACGAAATCATGGTTATGTCATATGACAAAACACGTGATGAACCATACATGGGACATATTAACTATGTTTATAAGCATCCAGTAGGAAAACAGCTATACGAAATAGAAGACGAATTTGGCAACGTGGTCACAGTCACAGAGGATCATTCAGTAATGGTTGAACGATGTGGTAAATTGATAGAAGTGACTCCCTTAGATATAAACGAAGATGATATAATTATTTCACTGGATATCAATTAAAAATGATAAATACTATGGCGATAGCACCATAGGAGAATAATAATGCCAGTTTGTAAGGAATGCGGCTTCACAGCGTCTAGATTACAATGGACTCATTTTAAATATAACTGCACGGGAAAATTTAAAAATGGTACCGAATATAAGAAACATCACCACGATGCAATCTTAGTAGATCCAGAGTTGGCAGCACGTACATCGATTACGTTAGCCAATTTAATTCTAAAATACGGTGACACGGATGGAGCAAGGCGTTGGGAAGAATACAAACAGAAACAATCTACATCAAATAGTCTCGAATACAAGGCCAAGAAATACGGCTGGAATAAAGAGCAGTTTGATGAGTTTAACCGAGGGCGAGCATCTACCGTAGAAAATTTCATCAACAAGCATGGCGAGAAAATTGGTATGCTGAAATGGGACGAATATTGTGAACGACAGAAATACACTAACAGCATAGAGTATTTCTGCCAGAAATACGGAGGCAAAGGCGAAATTAAATGGAACGAATATTGTGTTGCAAGAGGAAATAGCTCAAACATTCAATTCATTATGCAAAAATACGCAGTCGATCAAGCAGGGGCCGAACGAATTTTTGCAGACAGATATAACCACGCATCAAAATTTACATCAAAAGCTGAAAAAATATTTGTTCAAGATTTTATTTCTTTTGTTGGTCCGATCAAATATTCGTACGTAGATAAACAGTTCTGTATATGGTCCAAACAGTTAAATGCTCCGGTTTTTTATGATGTGACTTGTACTGAGAAAATGAAAATTGTGGAATTTAATGGAGATTACTGGCACTGTAACCCAACAAAATACCAAGCTGATTTTGTTATCAAGCAATCTGGTGCGGCCGCGAGAGACGTGTGGGCACGAGATAAAATAAAAACCGAAGAAGCAATGGATCGAGGATTTGATGTGTTACAAATATGGGAATCTGAGTATAATGATGATCCTACTAAAATTATGGAAAGAATTAAACAATGGTGGATAAAATAACAGACGAATTGGCAATTAGCATTGCTGCTATGTTACAAGTTTCTAACAATAAGGTTGGCGATTTAGCTAGCGATGTTTTGGATAAATTTAAAGAATTTGCGAAACAGTTAACTCCTAGAAATATTTCTCTGAAGCGGGCGAAAGTCAAAAGAGTCACTAAGGTAAAGAATGACGCCCCTACTGATGTATATGACATTGGAATGAAGAATGATAATCATCCTTGGTTTTTCGCTAATAATATGTTAGTACATAACTCAGTTTACTTTAGCGCATATCCCATCTTCAAGCCACAGATAGCAAGTGGCGAGTTTAATTGGGATAAAGACACAATTATTGAACTCTATGACGCAATTAGCGCGCAAGTCAATTCCACATTCCCTGCTTACATGGAGAAGGCACATAATTGTCCTGAACGTTACGGTCGTATTATTGCTGGCGCGCGCGAAGCAGTAGCTGAACGTGGAATCTTTATTAGCAAGAAGCGTTATGGTCTGCTGGTATATGATAATAAAGGAATTAGGGTTGATACTGATGGCAAGCGCGGCAAGCTGGATGTAAAGGGACTTGAGATCAAACGTAGTGATACACCTGAATATATGCAGGAATTCCTCAAAGAGATCCTGCAATCAACCCTTGAAGGTGCAACTGAAGAAAATATAGTAACCAGGATACGAGAATTCCGCAAGGAGTTCCGCGCTATGGCACCCTGGGAAAAGGGCACACCAAAGCGAGTCAACAATCTTACAAAATACACTCGTGAATGGAACAAGACCAGCAAGTGCCGTGTTGGCCACGTTATGGCTGCTATCAATTGGAACCGTTTACGTGATATGAACAGTGATCAATACAGCATGGAAATTGTTGACGGTATGAAAACTATCGTATGCAGACTGAAGCCAAATCCACTGGGAATAGCTAGTATCGGCATTCCAACTGACGAAAAGCGTATCCCGGAATGGTATCAAGATCTACCGTTCGATGATAATGCCATGGAAGAAGTAATTATAACCAAGAAAATCAGTAACTTGTTGGGCACCCTAAAGTGGGACCTTACTAGGGCTGAAACCAAGACAACTTTTAACGATTTGTTTGACTTTTAGGTTGCTATCAAAAAACTCTTATGTTACAATGAGTTATCAAGAACAGATTAACAAATATTAACCCATTACAAGGATAAAATAATGGATATCAAAAGCGTATTGCTTGATATAATCAAGCACACAAATGGTCTCGGTATTATCGAGAATATCAGAATAAATGGCACGGCGACTGGCACTGGACTAGCAGCCATGGACCCTGAAAAAACTGTTATCATGACAGGATTGCTACATGATGTGGTACCAGACTTTGAAGGTGATTTTGGTATGGGAAGTCTTGGGCTACTTAGTAGCCTTACAAAACTTTCCTGCTATCGGGATGCTGGCGCCTCTATCAAGGTTGAACGCACAGATCGTAGCGGTGATACGGTTCCCACCACATTGATTTTTACTGGTAATGACGGTAGCAAAGACCAGTATCGCTTTATGAGCAAAAAGGTAGTTGACGAAACCATGAAGGTTGCCACGTTCCGTGGTGTAACCTATCAAGTTGAGATCACGCCCGCCCAACAGCGTGTGGCACAACTGGAAGAGACAGCAAGCATCTATTCAAGAGTTGATCCAGCATTTGCAGTCAAAACAGAAGGCGACAGCTTGGTCTTTGAAGTAGGTAGCACAGAGGGCGGAGTTATTGGTCGGCGTGTATTTGCTGATAACATTACAGGTCAACTGTCAACAACCTGGCGCTGGCCACTATCACAATTTCTCAGCATCCTCAAACTGGGCGGCACACAAGTTGTTCGGTTCAGTGATCAAGGGGCCTGTGAGATTGAAGTTGATAGTGGTATTGGCGTATACACATATATTATGCCCGCAATGAATGGCTAATATCAATTTTATTTTGACAATGTCGGGCCGGTCATTATGCCCGCATTTGTTTAGGAGCATGTAATGGTTAAAAAGATTAGAGTAATTCAAGATGACACCGCAGTAGAAGAACTAGATCAGGCTGATTATCAAGCCAAGATGCTGGAATATCAACAAGCAATTGATTGGAAACTGTGGGAGATATTGAAAATTGCGCAGGCCTGGGCGGCACGAGAAGGCCTAGTAGATGTCCAATCGGACACGCCAACCAAAACACCAAGCAACATCACAATCAAATCTGTAATTATCGACGAGGACGAATAATGACGCACGTACTAGAACATGCTCAAACTACGATTTGGGTTACCTTTAGACAAGAAGGGTTGCATAAATATCCAGCAGCATTAACAGATCCCAATCTGGCTACTGGCGGTGACGATGATGTTAGCTTTTTGGGCTACATACATCGCCACATATTTCACTTCCATGTTGGTATCCAAGTATTTCATGATGACCGTGATATTGAGTTTATTCAATTCAAACGCTGGTTGGAAAAGATGTTTGCAGATGGCACCATGAAACTAGACTACAAGAGCTGTGAAATGATTGCCGGTGAATTGGCAACCACTATTCATGACAAATACCCAGGGCGCGCTATGGAAATCACTGTGAGTGAAGATGGTGAAAATGGCGCAACTCTAAAATTCCTTTCCACTAACCATTGACGGCTGCGCCGTCCTTCCAAAGGACCAATAACATGGCAACTACTATTAGCCTTAACGACATCAAATATGACCTACTCAAGATTATTGAACCTTGGGATGGCGTACTTGAGGTTGGAAACCCCCGCCCAGTGCGGCATTTGTTTATTCAATACTTGAATCATTTGCAACAGGACAAGTTAATTTATGACTTCTCCATTGACACTACAAATAGAGGTCAGGCTGTTACATTTGACGTAAATGTACGCATGAGCCCAACCCGCAGTCCGAAAAAACTCAAGATTCACGTGGGTATGTTTACTGCACCATGGGCCACGGCCTAAATAGACACATAGCAGGTTATCAGTTGACGTTTTCTGATAACCTGCTATAATCATTAGATATTCAAGGAACATATATGACAATTGATCTCAGCAAGGCGAACAAAGATTACGCAGTCTTTCTACCAAGTATCAGTGGCTTCTACGTGGACACAATAGCTAACCCAAGCACTCGTGTACCCAAGGGCTTTGAGCTAGGCAAAGAAGGTCTAGACTTTCTCAAGCCAGATAACAACTATTTTAAATATAAGTGGGGGCTATACTCAGCTGGCCACGCGCAACTTGATACCGCAAAGGCTGATATTGAAGAGCCCATGATCCAAAAGCGTGATCGCAAGAATAGCTTTATCCTTGGCGACAGTGGCGGATTCCAGATCATTACTGGTGTTCTCAAGATGGACTGGGCCAAGTTTAAAACAGACGATACGGTACGAACCAAAATTCTCAACTATCTTGAGCATACTGCTGATTACAGCATGGTGTTGGATGTGCCCACATTGGCGGCGAGTGAGCCCTATAGTTCACGTAACGGCATCAAGGACTTTAACCAGTGTCTTGATTACACCAAATTTAACAATGATTGGTTTGTCAAGCACCGTAAGCATCAGACCAAACTGTTAAACTCAATGCAGGGCCGCAACCTAGCTGAGGCGCGGTATTGGTTTGACGAGACCAAGCATTTTCCTTTCGAGGGTTGGGGCTTTGGTGGATCAACTAGCAAAAACCTTGTCATTATTCTCAAGCAGCTAATTTGGTTGCGTGATGAAGGATTTCTTGAAGAAGGCAAATATGACCACCTGCACTACTTGGGAGTAAGCCGTAATGAGTATAGTGTGTACTACACCGCTATCAAACGCATGCTCAACAAATATGTCAACCCCAGCCTTGAGGTAACATATGATGCAGCAAGTGCATTCATTATGGCAACAAAAGGTCAGATGTACGGTGATGTAGTAGTCAACAACAAAAAGATGATTATGGGCGGCGTGCCAGTTGTAGATGATAAAAACCTTCACGGTAGCGACTTGCCTTTGCCCGCACACAGCCCCATCTTTGAGCGTATGACAGCAGGAGACTTGTGCTATTACAATCATGGTGTACCTGACGTTGCTGCAATGCAAGCAGCTTGGGCCATGAAGCAATCTAGAGAGGGCAATCAACTAATAGACATTGTTAATGATTTCAACCTAGATGAAGTACTCAAGGACAAAGAATTACTTAATGACGCCAGCTTGTGGGTTGAGCAAGGCAAGAAGAACAAGATTGACAAGGTTGGTAAAACTAGCTGGGACACAAGCGCCTATCTCTATGTGATGGCACACAACGTCTTTGTTAACATCAAAACGTTGCAACTTTGTAACCAAAATGTTGACCTTAGTATGGCAGTTGCTGGTGATTTTGATCCATTGGATTTTACCACTGTGGCGGCGCGCAAAGGCAAACTGGATATTAGCCCGTGGGCACCAACTGAAGTTCTAGTTACAACCAAGATTATTGAGGATGTGCTCAAGAGTGAAAGTCCAATGGATATTATTGATGCTGCGGCTAGCTTCTTGGACTCACGTAGTATTGTAAGTGGTTATACAGATACTGCTTCAACCGCCAATAGATTGTTTGACTTTGGAGACTGATATGACGCAAAAAATTATCTTTGCGCTTGAACCGTTGGATGCTCGCTACACAAAGCAATGGTATGATCAAGTGCCAGAACAGTGGGACCGCCATACTGGCGGTCCTTCTTCAATTACTGTAGTTGGCAAGCAGCGTAGCCAAATGACTAGCAAGGGCGCGTTTTTGGACTTTGCAGACACAAACTATTGGAAGAGTACTCAGCTTGCAGAGTTTACCAATATGATGCAACAGAATCAAGTACCAGACGATGCTGTTATTCTTTTTACTGATTTTTGGAATCCAGCATTAATTCAAGTTGCCTACATGCGCGACCTATTGGGAACAAATTGGACCATCCATGGTATTGCGCATGCCGGTGCATATGACCCCAGCGACATCCTGGGATACAAGATGCGTCCTGCGTGGCCACAGCACTTTGAACGTAGCCTTTATTACGCTAGCGACAACACTTACTTTGCAACCAACTTTCATCGTGACATGTTTCTACAGAATCTGGACATTCCTCAAAAGGATCATGCCAAGGCAATAGTAGCAGGGCAGCCATACATGTATCTATTGGATACACTGGAAAAATATCAAAATGTTACAAAAATTGACAGGGTAATGTGGCCACATCGCTATAACCATGATAAGCAACCGGAAATTGCAGAAGAGCTTGGCAATACTTTTGATGTGTTCATAACGCAGAAACATCAATTGACCAAGGAAGCGTATTATGCTAAACTAGCTGAAAGCAAGATAGTTTTTAGCTGCTCACTGCATGAAAATCTAGGCATGAGCATGATTGAGGGCACCTTGGTCAATTGTGTACCCATTGTTCCCAATCGCGCATCATATAGTGAAATCTATTTGCCAGAGTTTGTGTACCCTAGTGAGTGGACTAGCAGCTTTGATAACTATCACAAATACAAAGACCAATTACACGGCTTTATAAGTGAACGCATTAATCATTATAGTGTGTTTGCACAGCGTTTACCTGAACAGCGACAACGTATTATGGATTTTATTAACCCAAACAAAATGTTTGCACACATGATGGAAAAGCAATAATGACAATGACAATTACAGAATATATTGATAAGACAAGTGCTACAATTTTGCAAATGCATGACATTGCACAAGATATTTCAGACTTTGCTTATATGGTACGATGCACCCTGCAAACTGGTAACAAGGTTATTTTTTGTGGCAATGGCGGTAGTGCTGCTGATAGTCAACACTTGTCAGCTGAATTGATGGGTAGGTTTCTCAAGGATCGCAAGCCATTGGCTAGCATTGCCCTTACTGTTGATACAAGTGCGCTTACTGCAATTGGTAATGATTATGGATTTGACCAAGTGTTCTCTCGCCAGTTGGATGGTATTGGGCGTCCAGGAGATCTGCTTGTTGGTCTTAGCACAAGTGGCAACAGTGTTAACGTGGTTAATGCATTCATCGCTGCCAGGCTCTTGAATATAGGTACGGTTGCAATGACTGGTGAGAAAGACAGCATATTGAGTAATTTAGCTGATCTTACAATTCATGCTCCTAGTAGCGAAACCAATCACATCCAAGAATGCCATATTACAATTGGTCATCTCGTTTGCAAGATTGTAGAAGAAAAGATGTTCCCATGAAGCAGGCTGTAATCTTATGCGGTGGGCGTGGGACACGACTGGGTAATCTTACCACTGATACTGCCAAGCCGCTACTGCCAGTAGCTGGTAAGCCCTTTCTTGATCACTTGTTACAGGAGGTCACACGTTGGGGTTTTGAGCGGGTGCTCATGCTAGCTGGCTATCATGGTGACATAGTGTCAGAAATGTACCATGGTAAGACATTTAATCATGCCAGATGCGAAGTTGTGGTTGAGACTGATGCACGGGGTACCTTGGGAGCCCTTGTAAATGCACACCAACATCTAGACGACTACTTTATGCTTTTTAATGGTGACAGCTGGATTGATTATGATCTTACTGACATGACCACAATGCGACCTGAACGAATACACATGTTGGGACGTTATACTCAGGATGCCAGCCGTCATGAAACATTGGAAACACATGAAGGTATGGTTGCACATATACACAAACGTGGTATCAATAATAGCGGAGTTATTAACTCTGGGGTATATGTAATCAATAAAGAAATAGTTACCATGTTTTTACAAAATGATATGGAAATGTCTCTTGAAAATGGATTGATACCTGCTATTATACAACATGGGAATGTAACAGTCAGTCTAGCAGAACTTGGCACATTCTTTATTGACATTGGCATACCACAAGATTATGAACGGGCGCAAACTGATATTGTGTTGCATCGCACCCGCCCAGCATTATTCATCGACAGAGACAACACTCTAACATATGATCGTGCCGGGTACACCCACCACCCAGACGACATGGAATTCAAGCCTGGCGCTGTTGAATTAATTCAACAGGCTAATCGTGCAGGCTACTATGTGTTTGTGATAACAAACCAGGGTGGTGTAACAAAAGGTGTCTATCAGGAGCACTATGTACTTGAATTCCATAGGAAAATGCAGTATAATCTAGGTCAACAAGGGGCACATATTGATGCTCTTGAATACGAAATAGGTCTTGATAGTGAGCGGCGAAAGCCACGGCCTGGTATGTTACTTGACATTATGGCGTCATGGCCTGTGGATTTGGATCGTAGTATTATGATAGGCGATAAAGATAGTGATCGCGAGGCTGGGTTCAATGCAGGTATTACCGGATACAAGTGTGATGGCACTGACCTATTTGAAGCATTTGGAAAGTATATTATTTGATGTATGTAAGCAAGACACCTCTACGTGTAAGTTTTTTTGGTGGCGGGACGGACTATCCCAGCTACTTTCGTGATAAGCCAAGCAGTGTTTTTGGTGGCACCATTAACAAATACATCTACACTACTGCATTACCATTGGCGTCAATAGCTGAACAAAAGTTTCGCGTGGCGTATCGTGTTATTGAAAATGCAAAAAGTGTGGAGGAAATTAGTCATCCGGTAGTACGAGAGTATCTCAAACTGCAGGGGTTTGACACCCCATATAGCTTTGCAACAATGAGTGATTTACCTGGTAGTACTGGCCTAGGTAGCAGTTCCAGTTTTTCAGTTGGATTTGTAAATTTGATTGCAACACTACAACATGAGTTTACTTGCCCTGAAACTCTAGCACTTCGTGCAATCAACCTAGAGCAGAATATTCTAGATGAAAATGTTGGTGTACAGGACCAAACCCATGCAGCATACGGCGGGTTGGCCCGTTATAACTTTGGCTGGCATAACGATCAAATGACAATTGGGCGGGTCAGTCCAGCAATATCACGTAAACGTGCTGACTTACTAAACCACAGCATGGTGCTAGTGTATACATCAATACAACGACATGCGTCACAAGTATTGGGTATCCAGGAAAGCAGAACAAAGACTGGCGATAACAATGACTATCTTGGCAGCATGTATGACATGGTTGGCCAAGGACAGGCCTTGTTGGAAACAGATGGTGTCGATTCAGACATCTTGCAACAGTTTGGTAAACTGTTGAACGAAGGCTGGGAACTCAAGAAGAGGCTCAGCAACCAAATCTCAAATCCAGTTATTGAAAATATCTATCAGACTGGTATGGATCTAGGCGCTTATGGTGGAAAGCTATTGGGCGCAGGAGGCGGTGGCTTTGTCTTATTTTTGGTAGACCCAGACACTATTCCTCAACTAGAAAATGAATTTGGAAATAATAACGTCATCCCCGTGGAATTTGTGAACCAAGGTTCATTTATTCAGTCGGTATAAGGAAAAAATTAACATGACAGCAAAATCAAAAGAAATACAAGATCGTCTACAAAAATTGGGTATCCGCTATTGGGCAGGGGATAATATCTCGTCTGTATTAGAGGATGGCGATAAAGACTTGCTAATTGACGAAGCCACCGTCGCATTTGAAACTGTGTTAGATACATTACTAATTGACCGGTGGACAGATCCAAATTCCAAGGGCACGGCACGCCGCCTTGCAAAAATGTACTATAACGAAATTATGAGTGGTCGTTATAATCCTGCCCCTAATGCCACAGCGTTTCCAAATGTTGGTGAAAATCGTTATGAAGGCATGCTCGTAGTACGTAGCGAACTGAAGTCAATGTGCTCACACCATCATCAACCAGTGACTGGTGTTGCATATATCGGTATTCTTGCTGCTGACAAACTAATTGGCCTGAGCAAATATACACGACTTGCACAGTGGTGTGCAAGGAGAGGAACGTTGCAGGAAGAACTGGCAGTGGACATTGCAAATGAGATTGTAACAGCGACTGGATCTAAAGATATTG